TGCGCGTGGTCGTCGGCATTCTCGCGGCGGGCGCGCTCGATCAGCGTCGCCGGGAGTCCGGCGGTGATGACTGCGATCGCGCCGATGAGGGCGATGAGGACGGCTTCCGTCATGGTAGGTCGTCCCCTAGGACGTAGCGGATGTGCCACGGCTCCGACTGAACCTCCCACGAGAAGCCGAACCGCTTCGCGTTCTCTAGGAGCCATTCGAGACGCCCGTTCTGCCCCACGTTCCAGATGTCGCAGGCGAGGCCCCAACCGTGATTCGACGTCCCGGGGACTGCGCTCATCGCGACGCCGGGCCGCTGGTAGTAGTCCTTCCCGTTCCATCTACGCACGCGCGCGCCCGGTATGTGCTTCTCCGAGTAGCGCTGGAGGAAGACCGACGTCTGAACGGAGAGCGGGCGGTAGGTGTCGAAGGAGGACGTCGGCTTCAGGGTGACGTCGGCCTTGCGGGCTTCGGCCCTCATCTCGGCCCACGCGATTGCCGCGGACGTCGCGTAGAGCCTGCCGTAAGGCTTGATGATGGCGAGTAGCGCGGGGTCGAGTTCGCCGTTCTTGGCCTTGACGAGGCCGACGGGGAACCTCAGTCTCTCGACGGGGAGTTCACGCGCCACGACCGAACGCCGAGTCCTTCGGGTTCGCCCACCGGAGGATCGGCGGGAGGAGGGCGGCGATCGCGGCCTTCAGGATGTCTTCCGGGTCGGTCGCCCCGGCTGCGACGACTGCGGCGATCGCGCCGATTACGGAGCGGACGTAGGACGCGAGCGCGGCTTTCTGCTGAGGCGTGAGGCTAGGCATCTCAGGCTCCGAGAAGTGCGGCGACTTCGGCTTCGTTTAGGCCGAGCGCGGCAAGTTTGGCGCGAGCCGAGACTTTCGCGGCGGCTGCGGCCTCGATCGCGGCGACTTGTGCGGCGGCGTCATCGCGGATGATTTTTATCGTCGCGATTTCCTCCGGTGTGGCGTCGCGTATTTCGTCGTCGATCTGTATTTTCATAAGCCCTACTTCTTGTAGCCGTAGACGTAGATAGTGCCACCCGTGAGCGTGCCGGAGGTGACGGTGAGAGTAAAGGCGGTGTAAGCGGTCGTATTGTTGACGTATCCGTTTATCGTTCCGGTCGATGCGTCGGTAGCCATGACGACATAGTTAGTTCGGACGACGGTATTCTTCGCGAGATTCGGTGCTTGTATGTCGATAACGCTCGAGTAACCGTTAGCGGAGACGTTGCCTACCGACACAATAGAGGCCGCATTTGCTGCCCCATTTTTAGCGGCAGCGTTCGCATAACTCGTACCCGTAAAAGACCAATAATAGCCCGTCGTCGTCGCGCCGAACGTCAGATTTAGATCGGCTGAAGTGCTCGCCGCGCCTGCCGAAAGACGCACAAGATAATCGTCGTATGTGCTGCTGAAAGCGTCCGAGACGGTGACGCTTCCGACTGCGCTACCGATCGTTTGAGTTTTTACGAGCACGAGGCCCGCGCCTCCGAGTTCTTGCCATGCCGCTCCGTCGTAGTAATAAGTTTTGTTGTCGTCTTCGAGGTAGGCGAACTGACCCTCGGCGAGCGTTTTCTCGCCCGTGCCGCCGAACGAGTTCGTCCGGGCGGTCGAGTCCGCGAAGACGGGAATCCCCGAGTTGGTCACGTTGAGATCCGCAGCCGTAAGCACTTCTCCCGCGACATACGTCGGGACTGATGTAGTGGCGTTCGCTCCCATAAGTTCCTAGAGCCTACCCTACGCGGCTAGGACGTTGTCGGAGTCGAGAAGGCCGCGCAGGGCGTCGTCCAGGATGAGGTTGTAGACGATGGTCGTCGGGGCCGTGTAGAAAGTGACTGTCTCGCCGCGTAGGTCGATTCGGTGCTGGATGCCTTCGACGGAGAGTTCTTCGGTGACGGAGAGCGGGCTCCCGGAGGTGAAGGTGCGCTTTACGCTGATCGTGTCGCCGATCTCGACGTCCGCGACGGCGTTCTTCTGCGCGGTCGTGAGGGAGCCAAAGAAGGTGACGACGCCGGAGAAGCGCGGCTCCGGTTCGCCGTCGAGGAGGTAGTTCGCGAGCGTGAGCGCCTGCGCGTCGGTCGAGAGGAGCGAGTTCGTGATCGTCTCGGCCTGCGTGAAGTAGAGCGCTATCGATGCGTTGTCGGTCGCCGTCTGCGCGGTTCCCCCGGTGCGCTGAACGGTGACGCGGTTCAGCACCGACTCGACGGTGAAGTCGACGAAGACCTCGCGGTAGGGCGTCCCGGTTCCGTCGTCGGCGAACGTGACGGACGGCCCGGAGAGCGTGTTCCCGATGCGCGGCTGGAAGACGAGGTCGCCGTCGGATGCCCGGACGAAGAGTCGTCCGCGTTCCGCCGAGTCGATCTGCCGGAGGTAGTCGAGGGCGTTCGTGCCTTCGCTGATCGCGTAGTTCCCGAGGGTCGCCGTCCCGGTCGTGATGTCTCGAAGGGTCGCCGAGTAGCCGACTTCCGTCCGGTTGAGGATCGTGGTGACGCGCGCGGAGGAGAGTTCGGCGGACGGCGTGAAGGCGTTCAGGAACGAGTTCGCGAGGATGAAGAGGTCGTCGGCGGCGATGATCGTGACCGTCGGAATCTTCTTCGGGCCGACGTAGTCATAGGTGAAGTCGACGACCCGGCCCCGGAAGATGACGGTCGAGTTCCGGGTGATCTTGACCTGCCGGAGCGGGGAGAGGCCAGGCGTGTCGTCGAACTCGTCCCAATAGACGCTCGACTCGTTGTAGGGGTCGAAGGCGCGCGTCTTGTCGATCGCGACGATCGTCGCCCGCCCGGGGGCGATCGAGTCGAGGACGCTCCGCTTGCCTCGGAAGATGTCTACGGAGTTGACGGTGATCTCGGCGAACTGATCCGTCCCGTCGAGGACGAAGGTCGTCCCGTTGAGGATGCCTTGCTGCGTGTCGTCGAGCGTGAAGCCGTCCCCGAAGCCGACGTCGAGTTCTACGGTGAGCGTCCCGCCCGTGATGATGTTCGCGGGCATGACGTCAGACGGCGATCGCGACGTCGATCGGGCCGCTCGTGAGGTTGTATTGCTGGAGCGCTTCGACGATGAGGTTCGGGAGGTTCGCGTCCGCGGAGACGGTGTTTATCGTGATCGAGACATCCATCCCGCCCGTCAGGCCGTCGAGGACTGCCTCGTTTCCGATGATCGCACCGAAGCCGCCTCCGCCGCCGCCTGAGATCTCGGTCGAGGGGAATAGCGGGATCTGGCCCGTCATGTCGACCGGGAGGATCGTTACGGTTCCGCCGTTGCCGCCGCCTCCTCCGCCGCCCGGCGTCGGGACTGTCGGGATGACCGTCTCCGGTATGACCGGAGCGGGAAGCGTCGCAGCGCCTCCGCCGCGGGGTTCGATGCTCGGCACGACGAGAGTCGGCGGCGTCTTCGCGCCCCCGACGCTCGGCGCTCCCGGTTCGCTCACGCGCGGGAGAGTGATCGTCGTCGGCAGTAGCGGAACGTCGGCGAACGGGTTCAGCAAGTTATACGCGCGGATGGCCGAGTTGATGATGTAGTTCACGGCTTCGGCGGCGGTCTCGATCGTCGTGATGATGCCGTTCGCGAACTGCGCCACCGACCGGAGGAGGCCTTTCGCGGCGAAGCCGTTATCGGCGAAGAGTTGGTCGATGGAGACGGCGACGGACGCGAACGCGAGTCCGACGACTTTCGCCATGCCGAGCGCGGTGACTTGGAATCCCCCGGCGGAGACGGTCGCGGCGTTGATCGCCGCCGTCATACCGTTGACGAGCGTCGTCACGGTCTGGATGAAGGTGAGCGCCTTCAGCGCGACGTAGAAGCCCGTCAGGGCGATCGTCCCGGAGATGACGGCCTTAGTCATGGTCGAGGCTTCTTCGTAGAACGTAAAGAACTTGTCGATCGTGAGGTCGAGCACTCCTCCGAGGCCTCGTTCCGAGAAGGCGTCGGCGAAGTCTTGGACGACGGGGACGACCTTGTCGGCGATGAACGTGGCGACCTTTTCGAGGATCGGGAGGACTGCGTAGCCGATTTGCTCGACGATCTCGGAGAACGCGACTTGTAGGCGCGCCATGCGGCCCTCGAAGGTGTCGGCGGCTGCCGAGGCGGCCCCGGAGAAGTTCGCGGAGAGGATGTCCATGATCTCGCTCATCGACGCGCCTTCCTTGATGACCGCGGCCATCTCCGGGGAGAGGCTCTTTAGGGCTTTCGTGTTGCCTTCGTAGCCTTTCGCGAGCGCGTCGGCTACTTGCGTGGCGTCCATTTGGAGGGCGGTCGAGATGTCGAGCACGAGTGAGAGGTCGCGGTTCGCGATCTCGACGTCGCGGGTTCCGCGCACGAGCGCCGCGTAAGCCGGGCGGAGTTTGTCGTCCGCGACCCCGGTCGCCATGCTCATCGCCGCTATCTGCTCATCTACCGCCTTGATCTGCTCGTGAGTCGCCCCGGTGACGTTGCGGATCGCGTTCTCCATGAGCGCGAAACTCTTCTGATCCTCGGCGGCGGCTTTCGCGGCGAAGCCGATCCCGGCGGCGAGCGTCCCCACCCCGGCGGCTGCGGCGAGCCCGAACTTCTTCAGGCCTTGCCCGAAACTCTGGAGGGCGTCGTCGGCCTCCGAGAGGCTCTTCTTCAGCGGCCCGGCGTTACCGACGATCGAGATAGTGATGGGCTTGGACATGGTCTAAAGGTCGTACTTGTTCCGGATGGAGGTGATTCGCTCGGCGTACTTCATCGCGATCTCGCTCCGGCGCTGGTCGGTCGCCTCGTAGATGAAGGGCTGCGGCTTGATGCGTCGAAGAGGCCATCCGAAGTGGATCGGCCCGGCGTACTCGACGACGTCGCCCGTCGAACTCGTCCCGTAGCGTTTGCCGCCGCCGCTGGAGCCGACTCGGATCTTCGCGGATTTCTTCGTCGAGGCGTCCCGGATCGAGTTCGCGAGCGCGCCGGAGAGTACCGGGACGAACTTCTTCGAGCCTTCGATGACGATCTCGGCGACTTTACGGTTCGTCGCGAGGAACTCACCTTTCACGAGGTCGAGGTCTTTCCCCATGCCGCGGAGGTCGCGCTGAACCGCCGAGAGGCCTTCGATCTTGACCGCGCCGGGAGCGCCGTCGCCGAGACGGTAGCCGAAAGTGCCGCTAGCCATGTCGTCGAGTTCTCCGTTCGCGTAGTTTCTTCGCTCCATCGTAGAGCGCGCGCACGACCTCCGGAGGCGTACGCATGAGAGAGAGCGGGTCGAGCCCGGTGATGAGCGCGAGGTCGGCGATGTGTTTCGCGACCCCGCCGCCGGGGATGATTAGTTTCCCGGGCCGTCTTCCGCGCCGACTGCGGCGATCGTCTTCACCCATTCGTCGAAGACTTTCACCGTGCCGCCCGCGTTCTTCTCCGCGAGCCATGCGAGATAGTAGAGGTATTCCTGCGGCGGCTTCGAGGAGACGTCGAACGCCGCGGAGATGGACTTCTTCGCCCATCGCTCGAAGGCGATCTGCGAGTCGGCGTAGACCGGGAAGGTTTCTGTCGTTCCGTCCTTCCGCTTGACGGTTACGGAGATGTCGAGCATTTACGCGACGGCCTGCGCGATCGAGCCGCCCGTGTAACTTGCGGTTACTTGGAGCAACTCTCCTACCGAGACGACGATCGGAGCGGAGGCGAGGAAGGCGTTCGAGTGCGTGTAGCGGGGCGAACTCGAACCGGGAGCCGATGCGAGCGGCTCGAAGACGATCGTCGACTCGATGCCGACGTCTCCGAAGATCGTCTGAATCGCTTCGGTCGATGCGAACGAGCCGAGAACGGTGAAAGTCGTCGTCGAGTTTTCGAGGCCTGCGGCGTTGCGGCGGGCGGTGTCGACGAGGGTCGTCGCGTCGAGCGCTTCGACGGTCTTCTCCATCGTGATCGAGACGAGTTGGTCGGCGAGATCGACGGAGCCGACGGTGAAGACGGTCGCCTTTCCGAGAGCGGTGACTGTAGGCATGGTGCGAGTCTAGTCCTTTTCTGAATCGGAAGCGTCCTTGCGGGCTCCCTTGTGTTTCTTCGGTTCAGCATACTCCACCGGGACGACGTGACCGGACGCGGCGGCGTGCTCGGCGTCGATGCCGAGAGCCGCGAGGCCTTCGGCGGAGATGAGATCGCCCTCGGCGGTTCCGACGAGTCGGCGGGACGTGACGCGGTATCTCATGGCGTGCGAGTCTAGCCCCATAGGTCGACTTGGAATCGGTAGGCGAGCATCTCGACGCCGGAAGAGGTGACGGAGACGGGTTCGGCGCGGGCGACCCGGACGCTCGTCACCGACCCGCCGAGAGTCTGGTCGGACTCGATCTTCGTCTTCACGGAAGAGTTCCCGGTCGGTTGTAGGAGGTTGTCGAGATAGTCCTGCGCGGCGCGTTCGCTCATGCGTCCGGCGACGACGATCACGTCGCACGTCGCGGAGTCGGCTCCGCGCTGGAAGACGAGGTCGTAGTCGAAGGAGAGTTGGCCGACGATCGCGGCGGGCGGGATAATGTTGTCGGGGATCGTGTCGAAGACGCGGAGGCCCGTGATGTTCAGCGCGGCCTTTATCTTGTCGCGCACCGTCGAGGGCGTCACGCGACGACCTCTTTACGGTAGGCGCGCACGATCGCGGAGATGTCGCGTCCGAGCGGGCTCATGCGGATCGCGCCGAGTTCGGAGAGGCCGAGCACTCCGCCGACGCTGGAGGCGCGCTTGACGTAGTCCGCCGAGAGGATGAGGCACGCCTCGACGACGTCGTCCGGGGGCGTCCCGTTGTACCATCCGAACTTAGCCGTGACTTGTACCTGCGGACGACGGGTCGTCGGCAGCGGGAAGACTTCGGATCCGACCATCGTGACGCGCGTATAAGGCCATCCTTTCTGCGGGGCCGTCACCGGGTCGAGGATGTAGTCGGTATTCAGCACGAGGACGTCCGCATAGGAGCCCTGCCCGGTCGCGTCGAGCGCGACTTGTAGTCCGGAGGTCGAGCCGATGTCGTCGACTGCGAGCGAGTAGAAGTCGGTCGTCCGGTAGAGGCGCGCGGTCGCGGCGGCATCCATCCAGAAACGGCGGTTCGCGATGCGGTCGATCGTCCGGGAGGCGGCTTCGATCGCTTTCTCGATCGTCGTCGTCTCGTCGGCGGTGATCGTGCTCATGTTGGCGTACGCCTGAAACTGAGCGAGCGTCGCGTAGCCGTTCGTGATAGCCATGATCTAGCGCTTCTTTCCCTTCCGCTTCTTCGGAGATGAATCGCCCCGGGCCGGAAGCGGATCGTCCGACGCTCGACTCAAGGAGGCGAGAGGAGCGGTCGGGACGCCGACCCGGGACGAAGCCTTAGTCGAGGTTCGTCCGGTTCGGAAGCCTGCGGAGACTCGGATCATGCCGCCACCGATCCGAGCCTTCCGCGAGGCCTACGAGTTAGAACGTCGGAGTGACGAGGCCCGTTCCGCCGATGAGGGCGAAAGCGTTCGGGTAGCGGTTCGCCGTGTAGGCGGAGTACCCGTAGACGACCATCTTCACTTCGAGTTCCGCCGACTTGACGTCCTCGAAGCGCAGCATGAACGGCGCGTTAGCGGTCTCCCACAAGTGCGATTCCTGCGTGTTGCCGATGATGATGACGTCCTCGTTCGAGCCTGCGCCGTTCGTCGTGATGACGTTGGCGTCGGTGATGACCGGGAGCCCGGCGATCGAATAGCCCGAGTTGCCGTAGACGACGGAGCCGTTGCCCACGCCGACCGCGTTCTGCGGGCCGTTCGAGGTTGGCAGCGCCAACGGGCGACCCTGATCGTCGGTCGCGGAGAGGATCCACGCGAGACGGCGAGGGTGCATGAGGATGAAGTTCGGCCCACCGAAGTAGTTCGTCTGGATGCGCTGAACTCCGTCGAGGATCTTCGGGTACAACTCCTTGACCGTCGGCGAGGCGTCGGTGTAGGTGATTACCTGCGTGATCGTGTTCGTGAGCGACGCGGCGTTCCCGGTGACGTACTCGTTGTCGAGTTTCGTGTGGTAGGCGCTGACGAGGTCGGCCATGACGAGCGAGTCGATCCCGGTTCCGCGTTCGAGAGCCTGACGGCTGACGTTCTGCTGACCCGCGATCGTGTTCACGGTGACGTCGAGTTTGGTGTCGTCCATGTTCGTTTCCTGAACGGCGGAGCCTTCGGACTGAACGGCGACTGCCGATCCGGTCGTGACCTTCGAGATCGAGAGGGTGAGGCCTGCGTTCGGGAGGGTGTGCTTGCGTGAGGCATCCATGAAGGGACGTCCGGCGCGGGCGAACGGAGCCGCGAGGTCGGTGAGGAACTGCGGGACGACGAGCCCGGCGAAGTTCGCCGAGGTGACGTCGCGCTTCTCGATCTTCTCTTCGTGCTGGTGGCGGGCGATGCGCTCGCGTGCCTCGAAGTCGCCGAGGACTTGTGCGGCGAAGGCGTCGCGGAGGAACGAGAAGTCGCCGTCGGGGCGGTAGGTGCGCTCCTCACGGGTGATGCGCGCCGGGGCGGCGTCACGCTTCTCGACCTTCGAGCCGTCGACCTTGCGGGCGAGTTCGGCTGCTGCGGCCTTGCGGGTCTCGATGTCGGTGACTTGCGCGATGCGCTCGTCGAGTTTCTCGATCTCTTTCGCGAGGGCCGCGACGTTGGCGGTCTCGACGTCGGAGATGTCGCGGTTCTCTTCCGCTGCGCGGTTGAGGGTCGCGTCGATGAGGTCGGCCTTCTGCGAGCGCTGCTCGTGGAGGCGGGCGAGGAAAGTGTTCACGGTGTTGATCCTTGTGGTGCGTTGCTGATGTTGCTCACCGGGTGCTCGCTGCTCCGCGTGGCGGGTGCGGCTTTCGCCGGGTGCGCTCTTCGCGGGCCGAGGGTGCGGCCTGCCTGAGATGCTAGCGGACGTTTTCGTCTTGCGTCAACGATCGCGAGGACTCGATGATCGCTCGGGCGAACGTCTGCCCGGCGTCTCCGCCCCATAGCGCCCACGCGATCCGCCCGGCGGACGGGTAGCCGGGTTCGCCGGGCCGGAAGCCTTGCGCGCGTTTGTCGACTTCGTGGCGCGCGAAGTAGGAGGCCATGCGGGCGACGGTAGTCCTAGAGAGGCGGCGTCGGTTGACGATGTCGCGGGCGCGGGCGACGCCGATCGCCGTCCCTCCGCGTCCGTAAGCCTGCCTCCATTCGAGGCCGCGGCGGGCTTCGGCGACCATTCCGTCGGTCGGCGCGTAGCCCTTTTGGCGTTCCTCGGCGGGTTCGGTGTCGCGTTGCGCTTCGGCGATGTTGAGGGCGGCGAGTTGCGCGAGCGCCTCCCGGCGGGTGCGGTGGCAGCCTTCGACTTCCCCGGTCTCGTCCTTGACGACGGCGTAGCCGGAGCGACAGTCAGGATTCGAGGTCTCGATGTGCCACGGCATGATCGCCGCTAGTCGAGGTCTGGCGTGAGTACGCGGAGCGTTTCGGTGACGCCGTCCGCGCACACGGCGTAGATCGTCTCATTCGTCGGAACGAAGACGGTATGGGGCGACGAGTGCTTCTCGTAGGGGACGCCGAGGGAGGAAGTGACGTCGGCTCCGCCGACGTAGACGGTCGAGTTCCCGACGATCTGGAGGTAGACGTGCCGAGGCTGGTCGTCGGCTGCGATGACGATCTGCCGGGTCGAGGTGATCGAGTAGGACTTCGAGATCACTTGCGAACCTTCGCGACGATCTGCTCGATGGAGGCGAGGTTCGGCTTCTCGATCTCTTGACGGACTGCGACGATCGACGCGGAGTCGCCGTAAGCGCCGAACGTGACGAGGGAGACTTCGGCGAGGTGCGCCTTCAGGCGGTTGACGACGCCTCCGCGCTTTTCGTCGCGGAGCGGTTGGAAGCCGACGGAGAGGTTCGAGAGGACGCCGTCGCGGATGAGTTCGAGCGCTTCGTCCCCGGCTTCGGTCTTGGAGATGCGGAACTCGCCGTAGAGGCCGCCGTCTCTTTCTTCGAGCATGACGGCGCGCCCGATCGGGGCGTCGGTCTTGTGCTGGAAGAGGAGTTTGACGCGGTTCGCGGCCCGGGTGACGTCACGGAAGACGCCTTTCCGGAACACTTCGACGAGGTTCGGCGAGATGCGCTGCTCGACGTCGTAGGGGACGGCGATTCCGACGATCGTCCGCCCGTCTCCTTCGGCTCTCACTTCGAGGGCCGTGTCGTAGTGCCTGCGCTCGATCATGTGTTCGAGTCCTCTTCGATGTCGTCTGATTCTTCCTGAGTGTGCTCAGATACTACTTCCGCCGGGACGGGCTCGTCGCTCATCGTCTCGTCGAGCGGCTCCCGGTTCTCTAGTTCGCGAACCTCGTCGAGCGTGAGGAAGCCCGCGTCGAGCGCGATCTTGTGCGCTTCGTAACGGGACTTCGTGTCGGGGCGCAGTAGCGCGTCGACGTTCATCTTCGCATACTGCCCGCGCGGGAGATACTCGGTCATCTTCTGCTCGATGCGTTGGATCCACGGCATGAGCGACCATCGCACGAGTTGGAGGTTCTCTTCGGAGACGTTCGAGTAGGTGCGCGACGAGTTCGGCGCGCCGAGATAGTAGGCGGGGAGGCCGATCATGTTCGCGATCTCGGTGAGCGAGAACTGTCGCGTCTCCAATAGTTGCGCGTCTTTCGCGTTGTCTGAGAGTTGCTGGAACTTCGTCGACTCGTTGAGGACTGCCGGAGTGCGCTTCGTTCCGCCGTACTGTCGGAGCCATGCGGACTTCAGGGCGTCGGCTTCTTCTTGCGAGAGGTCGGGGTTCGAGGAGTAGATGATCCCGGTCGGTTGAGCGCCGCCGTCGAAGTACCGTTGCGCGTAAGTGTTGACGGCGACCGCGCCGCCGATCGCTTGACGTTGCGCGGAGAGGATGCCGTAGCCGACGTGCTCGCCCGGCATGGAGAAGCCCTTGATGTGGAGCACTTCGTCGGCGGAATAGTCGGCGTTGTCGATCCGGTAGACGAGGCGTCCGTCTTCGCGGCGTACTTGTACGCGGTGAACGGCGACCGGGTAGAACGAGTCCGGGTAGCCGTTCGCGCCGGGTTCGCCGAGGATCGCGACGTAGTTCCCGTGAATGATGAGCGACGCGACCATCGCCGAGACCGTCTCGATCCGTGTTTCAGTCGGGACGGGCTTCAGTAGGAGATTCGGCTGCGGGTCGACGTACTCTTCGCTCCGGTAGGCGTGGAACGGGAGTCCGCCGATCGCGTCCGAGATGAGAGTCACGGCGCGCCAGATACCGGGGACGCTGAGCGTCGACGTCTCGTCGACGATGACGCCCGCGTTTATGTCGGGGAAGAGTCGACCCATCCGGCCCGCTTCGTCGACGTAGACGTTCGGATACGCGAAGCCGAAGGCCTGACGCTTCTCGCGGCGGAAGAAGTCTCGGAGAGCCATTAGGGGACGAAGTCTAGTAGATGAGGGAGCGCGGCTTGACGGCGCTCTTCTTCGTCGTCGCGGCGTGCCACGCGAGGAGCGTCGCGTAGAGCGGGGAGATGTCGGCGTCTGGCGTGTTCCGTTGGAAGAGCCACGTCTGCCCGACGTTCCGCCGGGTAGCGGCGGCGATCGCCTTGTCGAGTCGGTCGTCGGACTTGACTCGGATCGACTTGTCGAGGACTGCGTCGTAGAAGAGCGCGCACGCGGCGACGACGTCGGCGGTTCGGTAGACGACGATCGGGACGCCGACCTGCTTCAGCGGGTCGACGAACGAGGACGCCGGGCCGTAGCCGTCGACGACGACGTTCCCTTTCCACCGTCGGAAGAGTTCGAGGGTGCGCTGCTGGATCCACGAGACGCCCTCCCGGTTCTCGACGAGTTCGATGTTCCCGTCCTTGTCGGCGACCGCGATCGACCCGCGGGAGCGATCCAGGGCGACGTCGACCGCGAACGTGAGCGCCCCTGCCGGGGCGACCTTCGCGGAGCACGAGGCGAGCCAGACTTTCTGCGGGATCATCTGCTCCGAGGCGGTGCTCCAGACGTTCAGATAGGAGCGCCTGAACTCGTTCATCGTCATCGAGGCGAGCGCGTGCCGGACTGCGTTCTCGTCGACCGTGAGCCCGAGGGCGGGCATGACGCGACGCCAGACGTCCTCGTCGAACGGGTCGTCGTCCGGGTTCGCGCTCCACTCGAAGTAGGCGATCCCTTCGCCGAGGTCGGCTTCGGCTGCGGCGCGACCTTGATCGACTTTCCGTTTCAGATAGAGGGAGCGTTCCGTCCCGGCGGTCGAGACGACGACGATCTGCGCGTCCTTCTTCGTGGCCATCGTCGGGAGTAGCGCCTGCTCCCGGACGTCGTCCTCGTCGGCGAACGCCTCGTCGATGATCGCGAGGTCGAGCGTGCGTCCGTGGCCCGCCGAGATCGAGTTCCGGAGAACCTCGATCCGTGAGCCGTTCCCGAAGATGATCGCCTCGTCACCGTTCGCCCGGTAGACGCGATCCACGAGCGGCGCGAACGCGGAGCGCTCGATGATCGGCACGAAATCGTCGAGAAGTTTCTGCCGGGCGTCGTGGCCCGTCTGCGCCGTGTACGCGATGCGCTGCGGCTTCCCGTAGTAGAGCGCCCGGTGAAGCATTATCGCGAGGATGAGCGTCGTCTTCCCGGACTGCCTCGGCACGGTAAGCACGAGTTCCCGGTAGGCGGGATGCCCGTCTACCGTCTCGCCGAAGACGTCGACGACGTCGGCCTGCCACGGCATAAGCGGCAGATTCAGCGCCCGGGCGACGAGTTGAGCCTTCCCTCCGAAGGTGTCGCGCTCAGCCCTTCGCGCCGTCGCGTAGCGAGGCTTCGAGCCCGCGTAGGACTTCGTCGAACTCACTCGTCCGCTCCTCTCCCGCCTTCACGAGGATCGCGAGAGTCTCGCGGTACTCCTTCCAGAGACGCGCGTTCGAGGCGTCCTCCGGGTCGTCAAGCCGGGCCGCGAGCGAGCGCACCATCGCGACCGTCGCCGAGTCGACCTTCCCGAGCGCGTCCTTCGAGTAGAGCCACGAGATGACGTCCTCCACGGCGTCCCGATTTGTCTGGATTCGGACGGATTCGGCGGACTTCTTAGGGGATCGGCGCGACTTCGCGGCTATTGGGCGGAGTTTGTTGTGATTTGCCTTAGCCACGCCGACCCCCGGAATGTTGACTCGGAGAGATAAAGACGGGGACTGCGTCGGGGTGTTCCGTGCCTCTCGGGAAAAAACGGTCAGTCTTCATCGCGTTCAGTCTGGCACGTCGGGCGCGCGATGCGATCGCAGACGCAACGGTTCACCATGCTCGGCTCGGCTTTCGTCGGAGTTTGTTCGAGCGCCCGGAGTTACACGACGAGCACGACGCCCGCAAGTTAGACAACTCATAGGCCGGGCCGCCGAACGCGAGAGGCACTATGTGATCGACTTGATTCGCGACGCCTCGGCAGCCTTCCATCCCGACTAGGCAGCGATGCCCGTCGCGTTCGAGCACCGTCGCACGCACCTTACGCCACGTCGAGTTGTAGGTTTTATTCGTCCGCTTCATCTGACTCCTTCGGAGACGTGCTCATTCTATGCGAGGGCGCCTGCCCTCGCGCTCCCGGTCGCGCTTCGCTGACGCTCGCGCCTCGCTCACCATGCCGAGCCGATCCGACGGGCTTTAGTTCGAGCGTTCCTTCTAGAGCGTTCTTCGTTGAGAGTTGACTGCGAGCCGTAGAGCCTTGACTTCGTGAGAGCCCTCCCGGGCTCCACCCGTCCGACTGTCGCTCGGTTCACACTAGACGCGCCCTCATCGTGACGCGCACGTTCCCTGCCTTTCTGACGGGCGAACTCACGCGGATTAGGCGCGGGCGTCTTTCACGCTTCCCCCGTTCTCACGCGACGGGCGACGACGAGCGAGGCTCGCGTTCTTTAGTTGTGAGATCTGCGCCATTCCGCATACCATCGCTTCAGATAGGCGGGGACGTCTTGAATAGGTTCGACGAGATCCATCCGGCGAACCTGAACGACTTGAGTCCCGTTTAGATGCGGCTTATCGGTAAGCCCGATCGGTTCATGGTTTAGAGGTTCACGAAGGAACGTCAACTCCACTACGTCGAGATAGGTTTTAGCGCTTTTGCGCTTCGGACGAGTTCGCTCGTACTTGCTGAGCGGGCGCGTCTCGTCATAGATGCGCTGAGCCGCTACCTCTTCATCGGTTGCCAATCGCCATAGTTGGCCGTTCGCGCATAGCCATACTTGAGCCGTAATCGTGCTTCCTTCTGACGTCATCGTTGGCCTCCTTACTTGCCTACCCTAAGCGTAGCACACGGGAGCAAGTACCCCTAGAAGGGCTCCTCGTCGAGCGGGGTCGGTATCTCGCCCCGGTTATCGGAGATTACGGGGTTCCACGCCTCGATCACTTGCGACGCCTCGCGCTTCGAGAGGTCGTCGAGTTTCGTGATCTTGCGTCCGACGATCGGGCTGATCGCCTCCGCGAGGCCTTTCGTCGTGACGATCTGCTTCTCCCTGCCGAGCGCGCGGATCTTGCCCATCTGAGCCTTCGACACGTCTCCGGGCGGATACTCCTCGCGCTGCTGCTGCTTCCCGGTGAACGGGTCGGAGACGGGTTCGCCGTCCGGGTAGACGACCGGGACGACCTTCGGACGTTGAGGCGTGAACGGCTTCGACGTCTCCCGGCGATCGACGTCATCCTTCGACGCGAGGCTCTTCCCGATCCCGAAGCCCATGAAGCCGAGGATGCGTCCGAGGCAACTCGTGGAGGCGTTCGGCTGCTCGGCCCCGGCGGTGTAGGGAGTCTTCCCCGGGTACTCCTCGTGTATGAAGCCGCGCATAGGTAGCGGGTCGTCGGGCGTGCGGTAGACGGTCATCGAGACCTCGACGAACGTCTTCCCGTCCGGTGCTTCGACGAACTTCGGAGCGTCCTCGACGACTCGAAGATCGGGGAACTTTTCTAGGGCCGCTTTGAGTCTTTCGTTGACGGTGACGTAGTCGCCTAACGAGAATCCGCTCATCTTTTACCATGCCTCCATGAAGTTATGACTTTTCACGAGTGTAGTCATCGGGTGTAGCGAGTTCCGCGAGTAGTAGCGGGCGGGGCCGCGTTTCGGGTGCGGCGGGAACGGTGCGGGCTTGGAGTAGTTCCATGCGTGCTCGCTCCACGCCCATCCGGCGAGCGTGACGATCGCCCCGGCGTCGGAGCACTCGCGCAGGATCGCGAGCACCATGAAGTCGGCCTTCTCGACGTCCGGCTTGTAGACGCGGAGGTCGCCGTCTTGCTTCCTCGTGCCGCGTACCTCGATGAGGCCGAGGTCGGGCGCTTTAGGGTCGGCGTCGTCGAAGAACTTCTCCGGGATGCGCGTATAGACGGCGGTCGCGAGTTCGCAGACTGCGCCGATCTCGTGCGCCGTGTAGGAGTCGAGGCCGACTTTCGCGGTCGTCCCGGTGCGCGCCCCGATCCGTGTCTGCTCTTCGTGGCGTCTGGCGGCTTCGTCGCGCGCGTAGAACACTTGCCACGGCTGGAGACGGACGTCGGCGTGCTTCACTCGGAGATTCTCTTGAGGAACTCTCTCGCGGTCAGTACGTTGACGAGGGTCGCTGCGTCGATGACGTAACTCCACTCGAACGGATCGGAGGAGCCGCGTTTCTTGACGACGATCACGCCGAGCGCTGCGTCCTTGTTCGCTTTCTGGATGCCGAGTTTCCGGATCCACGCCGGGAGGTCGATCTTCCCGCGATCCTTCACTTCGATCACGACGCCGGGGAGGCCGAGTTCGATGTCGCCGACGTCGTCCGGTGAGCCTGCGCGGATTCGGTGCGCTTTCGTAAAGCCGAGCGAGTGGAGCCATTCAACGATGGCGCGTTCGGCCCGGTCGCCTTTCTGCTTCTCCGGGGTGCTCATGCGACGTGTCTTCCGAGTGCTTCCATGATCGAGCCGTAGACCCATAGGTAGCCGACGGCGTCGACGAGACTGTCGCGGTGAACCTTGCCGACTTGCGCGTTCTTGTCGAGGCGGGCGAGTTTGACGGAGAGCATGAAGAGCGCTCCTTCTTCCGGGCGGAGGTCGCGGCCCGAGAGCGCCTTGTAGATCTCGACGACGCGGGAGTAGTCGTCGATCGGGTCGCCGTACTGCTCATTTCGCGGGCCGTGAACGATCGCGTCCGCCTCCTTCAGGATGTCGTCGAGCATCAGTAGGGAGTCACCGCCGTAGCGAGACGTTCGAGTCTCGTGATCTCCGTGTTGAGGTCGAGGATCTTCGCGGCGAGCGTGTCGATCTTGCGGACTGCTTCCATGAGGTCGTCGCGGAGGAGTTCGTCCTCGGCGTGCGTGGCCTGCTCGACGAGACGCGCCTCTAGCGGTATCTGGAGCCATTCTTCGCGCGCGATCATAGTTTTTTGTCTAGGTAAAGCATAAGAGCGAGCGCGGCGAAGATGCCTCCGATGAGGAGGTAGTCGACGAGCATCACGAGCCGACCGCCTTCGAGTAGGTGCTCCACGACTCGAAGCCCGCCTCTAGGACGATCGCCCGGGCGGCCTTGACGGCGATCGCCGGGTCGAGGAGTTCGTCGCACGTTTCGAGGATGAGCGCGGCTTGTAGGTAGCCGTACGGCCAATAGCGGGACGGTTCGCACCATGTCGGGCCGTGGATCTGGAGGATGCCCCACGAGACGCCGAGGTCGAGGTCGCCGAGGATCTTCTCGTCGCAGCGCGATTCGTGCCATGCGATCCGGGTGAGGAGGGCCGTCTCGTCGGGCGAGAAGCCTTCCAGACGCGCTAGGGAGACGAGGGTCGGGCAGTAGCCCTCGGGGGCGGGTTCGCTCGTCTGCGGGCTCGGGAGAGGCCTCTCCGAGGCTTCAGGGAGCGACTCGGCGAGCGGTATTTCGGCCCACGGGTCGACGATCGAGGCGGAGGGCGTCGTCGGCTGGAACTGCGAGTCCGGGGGAAGGACTGCTAGCCCGGTGACGCCGACGACGCCCATCGCGGAGAGTGCCATTACTGCGAGGACGGGGTTCATGCCGCGCCTCCGAACTCGTCGTCGCCGATGATGTTCGGCGTCAGGGTGAAGGGAGTCGACCATAGCGAGGGATGCGCCGTCGGCGGCAAGTGGCCCTCGACTGCTCTCATCTGGATCGAGGCCGACTTGATTCTACCCCGGTCGTCGCTGATGAGCGTGACTTTCATCTGTAAGCCGTCTTCGGTGACGCCGAAGAGGCGCTGATAGCGGAACAGTTCCGCGTCGTCTGTCTTGCTGGTCATTCTGAGCCTCCTTATGACTCGAAGACGACTCTACTCAGGGGTTGTGCTCTTGTGGTGGATTCCCGAGGAGGGTAACGGAGACGACCATCCCGGCGGGTATCTGGAGAACGGAGTCGATCGAGTCGTCGGAGCCCATCGACTGAGCGATCACGACGTGGCCCGGCTTCGCGTCCGGGAAGAGGAAGCCGACCGTCTCGACGACGTAAGGCTCCGGGTCGAGGTCGGAGAGGCGGCTCCACGATTCCTCGGAGTGCGCGTCGTGCCAGACGACGAGCGCGAGGGAGGCGTCTAGTCGAGCCATACGGTGAACCTCGCCGTCGTCTGCCCTTTCTCCGGGTCGACGAAGTGTAGGCGCTGCGACGGTCGGCCCTGAGCGGCGAGGGACTCCGCAGCGAACCGATTCCCGGACTCCGGGCTTCCGGTGACGTAGACGTTCGCCCCGGACGGGATCGTGAGGTCGAGCGGCGTGTGATAGTGGCCCATGAACGCTTCGTCCCACGCCGGGACGACGCCCGACGCCCATCCGGTGAACTTCTTGATGATCGCGAAGATCGGCGTCCCGCCGAAACTTCGTATTTCGTCCCCGTGGACGAGGAGCGCCCGGTAGTTCCCGATCGTGAAGTGCTGATAGAAGTCGTCGCTCATCTGCCACGAGACGCCGAGGTCGCGGGTGCGGTCTTGCGCGATCTTGTAGGCCATTAGGTCGAGGTTGTCGCCTTTCGGCATGACGCCGAAGCGCCCGATCCGTCCGTGATTCCCGTACTCGCAGACGACGCGCACCGTCTCGAAGTTCGCCGAGAGCGTCCGGACGAGTTGCTCGATGATTCTCACCGTCTCGAAGAGTTGCTCGAAGAGGAACGCCTCGACCTCCCACGCCTGCCCGGGGAAGATGTCGATCCCTTCGACCATGTCGCCGCCGAGCATGAGGACGGCCTCCCGGACGGGATGGTCTTTCCGTTGGATCTCGGTGATGCGGAGCACTTTCGCGGCGAACGTCTCGATCCTGCGCGCGCACGTCTCCACGTCGTAGGAGTGCGACTTCTTGCCGAGTTGCCAGTCCGTCGCGTGGATGACGGCGACCTCCGCTTTCTTCGCGCGCTTGTCGCGCTCGGCCCTGATCGGCCTCGGAGTCTTGAGTGCGAGCGCCGCTTCGCGTGCCGCCCGGTAGACGGCCTCGACGAGCGCGGCGCGATCCTCCTCGCGTTTCGCGAGTTTCTGCTGAGCCTTCTTTAGGGCCGTCTGGAGTTCTTCGACGACGGCGAGCCGTTCGAGTTCATCGCGAGGAGACATACCCGGGGAGTTTCCTTCGGTATCTGACGACTGAGTTCTCGTTGATTCCTTCGAGGCCGTGCTTCGTGAGGAGTGCGAAGATCGAGGACGTCGAGTAGAGGTCGGCGCGCCGGAGGGCTTCGAGCCATTCCTCGCGCTCTTTCTTCGGGCGCGCCTCGATCCACTCATGGATTAGCGCTAGTTGATTCTTCCGTGCCGAGAGTTCGTCTAGGACTCCCACCATGTGCCTCCTCGTCGTCTATGTGTGCTCCGAGCGTCTCGGCGACGTCGTCGACCGCGTCTTCGATTTCGTCGAGGTGCTCGTCTATACGGTCGAGCCTACGGCGAACCTGCGCGTGGTCGTCGGCATTCTCGCGCCGGGCGCGCTCGATGAGTGTCGCGGGGAGTCCGGCGGTGATGACTGCGATCGCGCCGATAAGGGCGATGAGGACGGCTTCCGTCATGGTAGATCGTCCCCGAGGACGTAGCGGATGTGCCACGGCTCCGACTGAACCTCCCACGAGAAGCCGAACCGCTTCGCGTTCTCCAGAAGCCATTCGAGCCGCCCGTTCTGCCCGACGTTCCAGACGTCGACGGCGAGGCCCCAACCGTGATTCGACGTCCCGGGGACTGCGCTCATCGCGACGCCGGGCCGCTGGTAGTAGTCCTTCCCGTTCCATCTACGCACGCGCGCGCCCGGTATGTGCCTCTCCGAGTAGCGCTGGAGGAAGACGGACGTCTGAACGGAGAGCGGGCGGTAGGTGTCGAAGGAGGACGTCGGCTTCAGGGTGACGTCGGCCTTCCGGGCTTCGGCCCTCATCTCGGCCCACGCGATCGCCGCCGACGTCGCGTAGAGCCTGCCGTAAGGCTTGATGGTGGCGAGGAGCGCCGGGTCGAGTTCGCCGTTCTTCGCCTTGACGAGGCCG